GGATACTTCATCTTTTAATGATGAATTTATCGATGCCTTTAAAGACACTCCTGTTTTTATGGAGTATCATCGATATTTCAAGTCTGAAGATCCATCTCTCTTTCAGTACCTTTATACGTTTTTAACTTTTGGAAAAAAGTTACCGTACATAGATGCTGAATTTGAGAAAACCGCCTTTCGCGGTTGGCTGGATCTCGAAAATGAACTATCCACATGGTCCTATGAGGAAGCCGATCTCCATATCTTGCGAAAGATTTTGAAGATCTTACTTCCACCACTCTCTCTTAACGGATTTTATCCGAAATTCGGACCTAAGTCTGTTAGTGAAAGAGGGGTTCGAACTCGTATTGATAAGGTTGAAGCCTTTAAATACGATCCCGTCATAGATCACTTTATCCTCGGTGGTTTGTTAGGCCATTTTGGATCAGGTGAGGACCATGGTCTGACTCCGGCGCGGGCAATTCCAAATTTGTCTGCGTGGGGAAAGAAAGAGGAAACTAGTTCCCGAACGGCCCGTCTACGCTTTGTGCCTAAAGATCTCAAAACAGCAAGGTCCATATGTATGGAACCTAATGTTTTGATGTTTTTTCAGCAGGGCGTGTGGGACAGAATTGAGGATACCCTAACCCGAACCCCCTTCAAGAGGTGGATAAGGTTTCGCAATCAAAAGCATAACAAGGATCTGGCTACCTTTGGTAGCGCGACAGGAGAAATCGATACTATCGACCTATCCTCCGCATCAGATTCTGTTACACTTGAACTAGTTAAGAGGATTTTTCCTCCTACCTGGTCTATTGCGATGCGCGCGACTAGGTCAAGTAAATGCATCCTGCCGAACGGCAAGATTCACTCGCTGACTAAGTTTGCGCCTATGGGTTCTGCATTGTGTTTTCCGACGCAGAGTATCATTTTTGCGTCAGTCTGCATATATGCAGCACTAGTTTACCAGCAACATGTCACTGGCGTAGAGCTGCTTGGTCGGATAACTGATAATCTCGTAAGAGATATCGCCAACTCTTTCAGGAAATATCCTGAAGTTGATGGCTTCGCTGGAAGTTCTGCTGAAATCTGCAGAATAAGTGACCCCTCTAAAGAGAAAGGGTTTACTTTCGCGAAGACTTTCCAACCACTTGGCATCTACGGCGATGACATCTGTGTAGACAGGCGTCTCACAGATGAAGTCGTAAACATCCTCC